CGCTCGAACTGCGCGTGTTCGATTCGCTGATCGACCGGTACGCCGTCGTGCAACTGCCGATCCTGCCGCTCGTCAAACGCGGCGCGCGGCTCGTCTCGGGGCATTATGCGGACGAATTCGCAGAGGCAGATTGTGCGTTACCGCAACTAGCGATGGCCCACCCGCGGCCAGCATCGGGGAAGCGCTGTACTTTAGAGAGGCGTACGGTAGCATCAGCTATGGGAAGTTTGATCGAACGCATATTCCGCTTCATCGAAATGATTGGCATTACGGCTCTGATCGCGTCGATTTTTGGAACGGTATATCCCGAATTTGCGGAGATCGCGGTGGGATTTCTGTCTGCCGCGGCGTCGGCATATCTGGTGCTGCCAGTTTACGAATATTGTAGAGGTGCTGTTTCGGAAGGTGGAACACGACGGTCACAGATCGTCGGCTCGATCGTCACCGTTTTGCTCTTTTTGGGCGTCGAGTCCCTTATCAGCTACAAGGTTGTCCTCACGACGGCAAAGTTGATTAATTCGAAGATCAGCCCGCCGGTCGAAAAGGCGCCTATGAATCGGGGGAAAACCGTGCAGCCTCGCCCGTCGTAAAGACGGGTCTTCGCAGGGAGTAGGAATCGTACGTTATCAGACTGGCTAGCTTGCTGTTTTCCGTGTCACAGCACGAACCGTGTGCGTCCGACCGGGCCTTAAACAATAGTGGAATATCAAAGCCATACGCTGTCTAACCTGCGCTGGATCGACGACGGTGTTCTGCGGCGTCCCGCCGCAGGTGTCTAACCTGCGGCGGGTGCCATTCTGCGGTGTTTTTAGAGGAAGGTAGCCTGCGCGGAAGGTGGACGGCCGGCGCTGACTATCAACTCCGTCACGCGTTTGCTCCCCGCCTCCGAGTTAGTCCCGATCGTCCAGGTCGTTTCGACGGTCTCAATATCAAACCGCGCGAACACGTCACGAGCGCCTTCCGTATCGTTGATCGAGAGAATGAAGCTTCCCGCGATACCGGCCAGCATGTCCGCGAGGCGCTCAAAGTCGGCACGCTCGAAGGCATCTCGGCCGTAGTCCTTTTCGGAGCCCCAATATGGCGGATCAAGATAGAACAGTGTGCTCTCACTGTCGTAGAGGCGGATCACTTCCGCGTAAGGCAGCTGCTCAACGACGACACCCGCTAGGCGCTCATTAATGTCTGCCAGCATTGGCTCCAGCTTCGTGATGTCGAAGCGTCCCGGTGTAGCCTTGCTCACGCCGAACGACCGACCAGCAACCTTCCCGCCGAACGCAAGGCGCTGAAGGTAGAGGAAGCGTGCGGCCCGCTGAAGGTCGGTCAGGCGGCCGGCCGGGATAGCTAAAAGCCGTTCGAACTCCGACCGGCTTGATATCCGCCACCGCAGCATGTCGACGAAGTAGGGGTAATGTTCCTGAAGGACCCGGTAGAGCGTCGCAACGTCACCAGACAGATCGTTGATGACCTCGACGCTGGGACGGAGAGACCGACGCAGGAACACGCCTCCCATTCCAACGAATGGCTCGACATAGATGTCATGCGGAACCGCATCGATCATCGAGCAGATGCGGGTGGCTAGATTGCGTTTGCCACCGATGTATGGCGCGGCCGGGGATACCGGACGCACTGAGGTAAGATTCGACTCCATGGGTTTCATGTCTCACAGGAGCCCCGCCTGGTGCACAGGTGCGGGGCGTTGCGGCTAGGCCAGCCGCTCGTGACGGATCTCAGGTCCGTCGGTTGCCGTGTTGACGCACGGCACCCCCGCTCGGCCTTACGGCCGGCGAGGGTGTTCTTGAATTTCGGTTAGCGCACCCGAATGCGGGTCTGCGCCGGGAAGGCGTTTTCCGTGTCAAAGCACGAACATGGGCGTTCAACCTCTGGGAATGACGCGCCCGGAGGGCTTTCAACAATTGTGCAAACTCAATGGCATAGGTTGTCTAACCTTGGCCGGAATGGCGACGGCGTTCTGCGGCGTCCCACGCTGAATGGCTAACCTTTCTTCGCGCTCCGTATGATAAGATCGGGGTAAGGAGAGAGCTATTGTCACGAGACTTACTACGCCAGCTACCGTGCGTGATAGATGCCGACCAGCGCCTGAAATACGGGGTAGTTCAGGCCATGGTTGAAATGGCTGAGTGTGCGCTTTCCGCTCTGATGATCCATCTTGAAGGTTTTGGGGAGGCCGAACAGGATGCCAAACCTGACATACAAAAGATCAACCACTCGATGATGTTGGCGTGGAGTATTATAGATCAGGCCGACCTTCTCCGGCATCTTATAGAGTCAGAATCCGATGCAATCTTAATAAGAGAAAAAGGGCCATTTTTGAAAGTGGCCGCAGACGTGAAAAAAGCGCGAAACTGGATGAGGCATATCCCACAAAGGGTAGCGGATTACCGAAAAAAGAGCGAGGCAATGCCACCAATCCTTGGTGCCCTGTCGTTCACGAAGATTGTAAATGCGACGGTCCCTCTAGAACGAGGCAAGGTGATTTCAGAGTCTCATTGTCTAGAATACCACGCGATCGTGCTTGTAAACACTGCATTGGAACGAGACACACAATTCGATGGGGAGCCAATTCAATACAAAGAGTTCAAAGTTCCGATCGACAATATCGTTTTACAGGCGTTCGGGATCGCTCTTCCATTGAAGCCCCTCGTGCAATCGATGGGGGCGTTTGCTGACGCGCTTGGAGCTAGCATTCAAAGGTGGCTTGATAACGATATGCCGAGAACCCTGCCTCAGCACGTCAGTCTTGCAGCGGCGTTAAAACCGGCAATGGTGTCCGGCGATATTTATCGCATGGTTGCTCGTCGGGACTTTCCGGGAAACCGTTGATCAATACGGGTCTGTGCCGGGAACAGGAATCGTGCGTTATCGGACTGCCTAGCCGAATCGATCGCATCCTGTTGTAAGAGCGTATGACCGACCCCGCCCCCATGACCTTGGCGAACATGCGCGCGATCGGGATCCGGACCCTGTCAGTGCATTGCCGTTGCGGCCGAGAGAGTGAGGTCAACGTCGACCGGTTCGACGGCGCCCTCGTCGTTATCCGCATGCATCAGCACTTCCGCTGCGGAGAATGCGGGCAGCGGCCCCAGTCCGTTCGCCCCGGCCCTATGGAGCGCAACGCGATCGGGGGAGGTAGCGGGCACTGGACGGGAGAGCGAGACCCGCCCTACCGCCCAGATGATGAGGCCCTGTTGATGCGCTGAACCGCGGTCAGCGGGGGAGGACGCAGCCCTTACCCAGCATCACGGTCGCCTTGGCTCCGGCGACCAGCGTCTTTCCTGTAAACCGGTCCAAGTCGCATGCGTCGATCGTCAGCTTGCCCCCGGCCTTGTCTACCTTGATCAGGTTGCTGCCCCCGATCGCGATCAGCTTGGCGATGTGTACGTCCGCGGTTGCCGCGCCCAGCTGGACGTGGGCATAGCCGGGGTTCTCGGACGTCAGCGTGCCGGCCGTGACCTTGGCCCAGAACCGGTAGCTGTAGTGCCCGATGTTCGCGACACGGATGCGATCCAGCGTGGTCATCGCCTTCGTGTCGATACCTCCATCGGTGCAGTCGTGGAGATAGAGGTCAATTGCCGTGAAGCTGTCGCCGCGCTCCGCTGCGATGCAGTCGGCGTTCGCATACTTCTTGGGATCGGCCAGTTCCGTCTTGAACCCGCTGATCTCGCCTCGCCGGATCGTGATGTTGTACGCGCCGTCCATCACAATACCGCCTGGGATGTCGCCGGGCGACGTGTTGACCCCCGACCCCGTGATGCGGAAGTCTTGGACGACCCAGTTCGACGACCCGTTGCGGATGAAGATGCCGCGCTTGCGGGAGGTGATCGCGAACCGTTGCAGCGTCACGTTGTTGATCGGCGTATAGGCGCTGGTCTTGCTCGATCGGGGCTGCGTCGTGATGCCCTCGCGCGACGCGTCGATGCGGAAATCCTGCACCGTACGGGGCGACTGGTCCCAGACGTCCGGCTTCTCGACGCGGAACAACACGCAATCCAGGGCTCGGCTTGCCCAGAAGTCGCCCGTGACCCCGGGGCGGGGATAGAGGCACGCGCCGCTGCTGCCATAGTCCTTGGCTGCGGTCGTGATGCGTGCTGCGGCAATGGCCGTGACGATCGGCGCGGCCGGCGCGGGACAAGGCACCGCCACGCTGTAGCGCCAGGGCGGACCACCCTCGCACTCGAAGACCGTCGCCCCTTTCTTAACTGAAGGCGTGGTCTTCGCGTTGGCGATGATGATCCCCGGCGTCGCTGGGCTGTTGTCTGACAAGCGAACCGGAGAGGTGACGATCGTTTGTGCAGTACCGGCACAGGCCACAAGAGCCCCAATGGCCGCAAGGTAACGAAGCATTGCAGTTCCTTTCGAATGATGCTGACGCGAAGTTGTGTCAAAGCGGGCCAAGCCGAGCCAAGAGCTGATCGTATTATCGTCAGCACTCATTATGACCGGGCGAGGGAAAACAGGGGGCGCGCCATTTCAATGACTAAGTCGGAAACTCTTCAACCTGCTGGCTCGAAACGGCGCATTGGCTGGATCGACGCTGCCAAGGGCACATCGATAATCCTCGTCACGTTCTATCACGTATCCCAATTTGGTAAGGCGCTCGGGTTCCACGTCGATGCCATGCAAGGCGTTAGTGAGCTTCTCACGCCTATCCGCATGCCTCTCTTTTTCGCGGCAGCCGGTCTGACCGCGGGATCCGTTCTTTCCGAAAGCTGGCGCTCGCTCTGGAATCGGAGGCTAAGTTTGTATGCGTGGGTATTTACGCTGTGGGCTGGACTTTCCTGCCTCTTCTTTGCAGCTGTGCCGCATCCCCGACATCCGACCGTTTTCCCGACCATTGAGTCGTACTTCGAGAATCTTATCGTGCCCGAAAACGAACTGTGGTTCTTGTGGTGCCTTGGCCTTTTTTACCTGATTGCCTGGGTCGGGGTTCGGCATCCGAGGATTGTACTTATAGGGGCGCTAGCCGCCGCTGGTCTGGGTTTCGTATTAGGCGAAACCACACAGATGTCGTCGGAGGCATTGCCGCTTCCGATCACGAACAGCCTGAAGTATTTTGTCTTCTTCATCGGCGCTGCTCGATTCCGTTCGACCGCTACGGCGTTGGTAGCCGGCAAATATAAATCGACGTGCTGTCTCGTCGGCGCTTACACCGTGCTCACCTTCACATCGCATTATCTGGACGGCAACGGCTTCGGAGGCCTGGTCAAAATGACGGCCGCTTTTGTTGGTGTTTTTGCCGTTGGGAACGCTCTAGCAATTATCTTGCGTGCCGCTCCCAGCATTGGCGGTCTCTTATCCTGGGTGGGTGAACGGACGTTGCCGATTTACCTGCTGCAAGCGCCGCTGATCACTGCTCTGTATTATACTGCGATGGCTGTCCTGCCTATGTCGGGCGTAATGCTAACGCTGTTGCCCATCGTCGTATTTGCGGTTTCTCCGCCCTTGGCACTTGTATTTTATCATGTGACGCGTGCGAGGCTATGGTGGCTCTACATGCCGCCTCGATGGTCTAGTTTGCCGATAAGAGCCGGTGAAGCCGTGTAGGACAGGTGGCGCGACAGTAGCGCCACCTGTTCATCTGCGTAGTAACTCACCAATAAATCTTCAGATCCCAGTTATCGAAGTCGACGTAGGTCCCTTCCTGCCAATAGACGGCAAAGTTTGGATCAGCGTTCGCTGGTGACTTGGGTCGGAACACGGCGAAATTGTTAGCGTCAGACGCCGAGCCGATGATCCGCGTGAGGTTCCAGCTCGTGCCCTCCGCGTTGGTGGCATCGAACTGCAATGTCCGAGCCTTACCGTCTGGATAGCGCGCAGCGGTATAGACGCGTGGAAAAGCGAGACCGGCTTCCCCGCTAACCATTGCCGAGCCGTCGAAGTCCAACCCGGAACTGAAGCCGCGATTGTTCGGGTCGAGAGGCAATTCCGACGTGTTCCAATTGGCGAAATTGAGACGCCCGCCACTGCCTTTGTAGCTGTAGTATTTGTACGTGAAGGCGTGGGCGGCATCCTGCCGTGCGAGAATCATCACCGTCGCCGTCTCGTTGATGTCTTGCACCTGATTGAAGGCATCGAACACGGGGGCTGCGTCCCAGCTTGCCCCGGCCGTCACGTCGGTGTTGGTCGTGGTGTTAAACGTGACCGCGCCGGAACCGTCGGTGATATCCCCGGTGACGACGTTCCACTCGAACACACGCCCGCCGAAGTTCATGAAGAGCGTGTCCGTACCGCTCCAGCCAAACCGGCCGTAAAGCTTCACGCTGCCCGACCGTCGAACAAGCGTGCGCGGCGCGGACCAAGTTACGCCGTCATCGGTCGACTTCAAGAAACCCCATGCCGTATCGCTGATGCGCGAGAACGCGTAAATATGACCGGTAGAGGCATGCGTCCGAAGCTGGGAATATGCCGCCGTACCGATAGCCGCCGTTGTGACCGCGACTTCCGCCGAGAACGCAAAATCGGGCAACGTGGACCGCCGGAAGCGGACCGCCGAGTCAACGCTGTGACCAGTGTACATGATCAAAAGCGCCCCGGTCGCGGTAATCAGGAGCGCCGGATTATTGTGATCGTCGTACTGACTGTAGTTCGTCGCAAGGCGGAAATACGACGTGATTTGGCCAGTGTCGTTCCGGATGCGCGCTACCCACGGACCGCTCTTATAGTTGCCGCCGATGTAGCTGTAGTCTCCGCTGCGAACCGCATAATTGCCGAGGTAGCCGGTACCCGCGTTGCGCATCGTTCGACCGTTAAAGTCGGTGATGCTCATTGCGCTTTGTTTCCCCCCGTTCAGGACGGAAGGATACAGCGTGGCACGGGAGATGGTGGCGGTAAGCGTGTTGCTCGTCCCGACCGCAAATCGCCGCTTACCGCTGGCGAGATTTCCTGTGTTGGTAAAGCGCGGATCACTACCGCTAATAGCAACATTGAAACCGCTCGCCTTATAAGCGGCTGACGCTGCAAATTCGGTATTAACACCAACGGTCGCCGCGGTTTGAACAGTAGTTACGGTCGATCCCGAGAAATTGCGACCTAACGCAAAACCCGTGGAGCCTATTCGCAGCGACGTGTTTTGATTAGCCACGGCTGCGTTATCTAGAACGACAAGCGTTTCCTCAACTGCTGTTGGGGGCGTAATGCCATGAACGCGGATGTTGTATTCGCTGCCGACAAGATCGGTCGAACTTTCTAGAAAGCCGCCAGCGCCCGAGTCCGTCCAGCTATCACCCAATGCGGGGAGCGCGGCCTTGAACTCGGCAAGGCTTTGATAGGTCACGCCCTTATAGAAAACTTTGTCGTTTACCTTGTCCCAATCGAAAATAGGGACCAGCCCGTCGAAAATTAGCGGAGCCCATGCGACAGTTTCCGTGTAGCTCGTGTCCGTCGTCTCCCCAGTAATTGCCGTGCTGCGGAGGGTGTAATTATAGACCCCGCTGGCCGTGCGATTGCCGCGAACCGCCTCACCTTGGATGCGACGCCCTGCCGGCAGATTACCAGACACCAAGGTCAAGTCGCGACCCTGTACGGGAACGAGAGCCGTACCAGACCCCGTCTGCGTCGATAGCGGCACTATCGCCGACGTGACAGTCAGCACACCGCTTGCCCCCGTCGCACCGGTCGCCGCGACCGAGAAGTTGACCGTGCCTGCCGACAGCGCCGACATACCGACCACGACCTTCCAGCCTGCCGAGGCGTCGCCGGCGATGACTAGGCGGCCGTCGTTCGGGGTGACGGTCGGCGTAGCACCTGTCGGGACGTTGCTGATGTTCGACACCAGCGCGCCTGCCACGGCGTTCGATGCGATCGAGGGCGCGGGCACCGAAAGGGTAAGCGTCGGAATAGGCGGTGGAGTGACGCCGCCAGTGGCAACAAAAACACCGCGGGATTGAGCCTTCGCTCCAGCAGAGCCGAAGACGCGGGGGTATCGTGAGCGGGCCATCAATTGTCCTTCGGTGTAGAAGTAAAGTTAGATTGAGCAGGTGCGGCTTCTGCGGGAATTGAGAATGCCGCTGCCTGCGCAGCGCGCGACTGTGCTTTGGCAGCAGGCGAACCGAAGACGCGGGGATAGCGTGATCGAACCATAAGGCTTCCTTTGTGGTTGCGTTGTCGATTTCAGTGAGGCCAAGCGTCGACCGCGAGGCCGCGACGCACGTCGCAGAGCGCAAGATCGGCGCGGGCATCGCGGAGCGAGCCCTCCGCGTCCGCGCTGTTGGAGCTACCGTCCGGCTGCCGGCGTACCGGCGTTGCCGTGCATGGCTTCGCCGCCTCCGCTGGCACTGACGGGATCACCGGCGAATAGTTCAGCGTCGAGCGCGTCGATCCCGCGCACGCGGTCAGCAGGCAGACAGGCAGCACGGCCAGCATCAGTTTGCGCATAGGTCCTCACGGTGTCAGTGGATCGAAGAATGATGGGTTCGCGATTCGCGAGGCGGTCGGCGAAGGTCGTCAGCGCCGTGGTTTGCTGGACGGCGAACCGCTTTTCCGCAGCAGCGCGCAGCTGCTCGGCTTTCGCGATCTCGGCCGTCCATGCCGCCCGTTCTGACTTCAATGTTGCCGTGCGATCGGCGAGCGTCTCGCGAGTGAAGTGCAGCGCGATCAGCAGGCCGATCATCGGCACCGCCCACCAGAAGCGTCGCAGCAGGGCGAAGCCCCCCGCCCAGGTCATGCTTCGTTCGAAGATGAGGGGACGCCCGCGGTCGAGGTCATCAGGCGGGGCTTCCCGATGACGGCGCGTCCGAGCGGCCAGCGCCGTGCGATACACCGCGACTTATCGAGCCGCATGATGCTGACCCGGTCGCCCTGATTGCCGCCCAGGACGTGGTAGTCCGTCTTGTCTTCGCCGACATAGAAGCCGACGTGACCGCCGCCCGTGCGATCGAAGACGAGCACCGCACCGGGCGCGATGCGATCGGCCGCAATGTTCGCGCCCCACGTCGCCCATGCCTTCGCACGCACCGCGATCGGCGCGGCCGAGATGTTATCCTCGGCAAGGCAGTGGGCGACGAACAGCCCGCACCATGGCACGCTGTCGGCGTTGTAAAGCATGCCCAGCACCTTTGTGCCGAGCCTCTTCGCCCAGCCCATGATGGTCGGGTTATTCGCTGCCCCCGGTGCCTCGCGGGTGCCAAGAAGCGTCCGGGCATGGCGAAGCCACGCCGGCTCTGATGCCGTCGTCATGGTTTTTTCCTTCGATGTGAAGCTATCGGGCAGGTCGACCGTTGATCCCGCGCCGGAATTACCTCCAAGTGGTCCGGTCGGCCCGTCGTGAACCCCTCCCGGTTGGGCGGGCCGTTATTCTTCCGGCTTGTCGGTATCGATCCCGAACACCGTGCCGGCTTTCTTCAGGTAGCTTTCCGCGATCTTGAAAATGCCCTCGCCGAGCATGCCGAAGCCGGCGCCGTAGAGCAGCCCGCCGAGCGGTTCGGGCCGCTGCGAGATCACGATCGCGATCGAGAATGCGATGGCAATGCCCGATACCGGAATATCAAGGCTCCAGCGGTGCTCCTTTCGAACCGCCTGAGCGGCACCGATCCACCACCGCGCCGCGCCGCAGGCAAACACAGCGGCGATCATGCCTGCCACCTCAAACGGATAGCCAAGGAAGTGGAGTACGATCGGCTGCGACGTGGACATCGTCGCGCCCTTCTGCGCCATCGCTGCCGCGGCGACAGGTAGTATAGCCGCCATCGTTGCGCCCCCTTTGTAGATGCCCCCGGTGCTGATCATCGCGTCGACACCACCCCGACCGCAGCAAGAAAGGTCCCCCCACCAAGCCAGAGCATTCGTCGGATCATCGGCCACGCCAGCCACATGTTGATCGCAAAGGGTTCTTTGCGCTGCTGCTCGATCATCCCCGGTTCCGAGCAGATGTAGAGCCCGAGGCCTGACAATCCGAACGCTACTGCAAAGGGATCGAATAGCCGTTTGACCGTCGCGTACATGCCGGATGTTGCCGGGTCGCGGGGGTCATAGCCCCAGAGGGTCAGCGCTTCGGCGCCGCAGCGGATCGTGATGCCGCATGCGAATATGATACCGAGCGCGCGATAGATCCACGCCGGCGATAGCCAGGTATCGAGGCGGCGATGCTTCCACGCGTCACCAGCCAGTTTCACCACTACCATGATTCCGACGAGGGTCGCGATCGTCATGACGGCGAGGTTGATGACGACGAGCCACCCCATGCCTTCGAAGCTGGGTTGCGCGATCGTGCGGGGGCCATTCGCGACCGCTTGGGCCGCGAAGCTGGTATTGCTCATTGTAAGGCTCCTTGGCCGGTTAGAGAGGCTGACCGCCGCTTGCGGCGAACTGACGCTCGATGCGGAAACGGATCGGATCGCTGCACGCTTGGTTCGGAATCACCAGGGCGTAGAGGCGCATGCGGATGAAACCGCGATATGCGGTGCCATCCCAACGCGCCCCGACAAGCGGCTGTTCGTTCGGCAGCGCGTACGGATTAGCGGCAGTTCCGCCACCCGGCGCGATCACCTGGACGGCGTTCGATCGGAACTCACCATCGGTGCTGCGCAGCGAAAGCATCAGCGTGCGGTTCGGCGTGCTGCCGACACCATCCGATGTCCCGCCCGGCCCCGTGAGCCGATACGTGACGGACACACCACCTCGAACGCCCATCCAGAACGTGCCATTGGACGCTGTGGCGGCCGTGGTGCTTCGTCGGCCGAAGAACACGACCATGTTCGGTCCGTCGCTGTCTTCTACGGCACGCCGAATGGTGGCGAAGGCTGTGAATTGCGGAAAGCGGAAGCCTCCCGGATCTCCCAGGTTGTAGAAGGTCGAAAGGCCATCGAAGTCGAGATAGGCGTACAACCCATCCGAGCGCAGGACTGCTTGCCGCTCCGGATCGGGCTGCCACATACGACGCCCGAAACCGTCTTTGCCGGACACCGCCGCGACCAGATCACCGACCTGCGCCGGCACTGTCATGGCTAGATCCGCCCATAGGCCGATCCGGTTTCCGATATCGAACACGCATCCATCGGCGCCGGGATAGTTGAAGATCTCGGCAACGCTGATCGGGTCGTCGTCAACATCGGTGATCGTGACCGCGAGAGGATAGATCGACAACGCGTTGTCATTCGCGTCGCGCACCGTGATGGTGATCCGCAGCGTCTTGCTACCGTCAGCCCCCGGACCGTTTGCGACATCATAGTCCTGCGCCCGCATCACGATGGTGCGCCCCGAGACCGAGAATTTCCCGACGTCAGGTCCGGCTATGCTAAGCGTGCCCGGCTCGCTCAGCGTAAATAGAAGGTTCTGCGACTGGTTTTCGGCGATCTCGATCGACGTCCCCGCGGTGCTGGGCGTGACCACATAGGGCGCGGCAACGCCAGGCACCCGCCATGTGATGGTCTCGATCGTCGGCGCGACGACGTCCGCGTGATCCCAGGTCGCATACAGCGCGTCGGCGTTGCCCTCGGTGTCGAACATCCTCACGCTCGATGGTTTTACCACGGCGTCCTGCGCAGCCTGATCGACCGCCATGAAGCCGGCCTCGAAGATATGGAACGGCGCGGTCGGAAGTGCCGACGTGATTGTATAGCTGCCGCCCTGAACGCGCACACGGCTATGCTGGTAGGCGTACACCAGCCCCACGCTGCCAGAGCCCATCCGCACCGGGTTACGGGCGATACAGTCGATCAGCAGGGCATCGCCCCACATGCGGAACCCGCGTTTGTTGCCATCAGCCAGACAGCGGATCAGCGTAACCTGCCCCTTCAGATCGAACGCCCCGTCAGAATTGCCCTTCGCAGAGCAATCTACGTAGACGATCCGGTAATTGCCGCGCTCGCACGAGAAGCCGTCACCGTTCCAATAGGACGTGCCGTTGTTCTGAATGTTATTGTTCGCCTTGACGCGGCGCAACGTGATGTCGTGCGCCGTGTCGTCAAGCTGTATGCCCGTCGACCACAGATCGCCGTCCTGATTGGGGCCGGCGTCAAACTCGCAGTCCTCGATCTCGCCCTGCGCGCTGTCGTAGCGGATGATGACCGCTTGCTTGCTGTAGCCAAGGACATTGCACCGGCGAATGCCGAAGCCGACGATGTTTGCCGCGGTGCCGTTGTTCTGGATCAGGCGGCGGATGTTGTTCGCCGTGATATCTTCGAAGGCGAGGTTGGTGTTGGACTGGCGCAGGCGAAACACGGTGCCGGCGTTGCGGAAATCCATCTGCTCGAAACGCAGGTTGCTCGCGCCCGCGTTGAGCCAGATTTGCTCGGTATTGTCGCCCCCGGTGAACGTCGGTGGATTTGCTCGCGCACCGACGAACCGCGCCTTCATCGGCAACCCGTTGACGTCGACCCCGCGAACCTTGACCGGCGCCGCCACGGTACCACCCCGTGTAAGCGTCTGGGTGCTCGTCGGCAGGGTGTACGTGCCGGCATCAGCGCGAAGCCAGACTTCGCCGCTACGCGCGCTCGCAGCGCTGATGAACGTGTTGAGGTTCGCCAGCGGCCCGGCGTTCCGCCAGCTGTCCCCCGACCAGTTACCGGCACCGCCCGGCGATATGTGCAGCACGGGCCGCGACGATGGCGGACCGAGCGTGCCGAGCAGCGCCGCGGCGAAACCGGCGTGGACGGCGAGCATCATCCGACCACCGCGGAGTCACCGGCCATGCGCCATGCGGCCGACACGCCGTCAACATTGCGAATGCACTTGACCATGATGCTGGCGGCCGTTCCGGCGGTGCCGTTGTGATTGAGGCGATGCTGAAGCGTAGCGCCGGCAGCGGGCACCAGGCGAAGCGGCGCCGTCTCATCCTGATCGAGCAGGAACAGCGTGCCGGCAGGTGCATCGGCCGGGAGCGTCAGCGTGATCGATGCCGCAGTCGCGCCATTGCCGACCAGCAGGGTTTTGCCGCCATGCTCGGCCGCGGACAGCGACCACGGCCCGGGACCGGTCAACGACTGCAACAGCACGCGACTGACGATTCCGCGCCACTGGTCGACGAGCGCGGAGAAGCGCTGCACGAGGTCGGCGAAGCTCGCCTGATCGACAGGATCAGCCATCAGACGGCACCTTGCTTGAGTTCGAGGACTTCGAGGGTCGAGCCGGCCTTGACGGTCAGCGGGATATTATCGACCTCGACGTTCTGGACGTTGAACGAGACCGTGTGCTGGCCAGCAGTCAGGCCCGTCAGATAGACAAAGGGCGTGATCGTCGACTTCGCATTACTGTCGCGGTTGTCGAAGATATTGTCCTGCTGCCCGGCCGGGTAAGACACGCTTCCGTCGACCACCACGCTGCAATTGAACTGCAGATCGTCCGTGCTCCAGAACATGCCGAAGAACGTGACCTTCACCATGCTCGCGGCCTCGTCCTTGGTGAACGTGACGGAGGCGACGGTCGATATGGTGCCGCGAGCAATAGTAATGTCGCTGGTCACCGGATCGAACCGCGTCTGTTGAACCGCGGCGCCGACGATATTGCGGGTTTTGACGGTGTTGGCTTCCAGCGTGTCGACGACGATCGACTTCAGCTTCCACACCCCGCCTTCGTACGTCATGGCGTTGATCGGATTGCCGCCATTCTCGTCGACGAACAGGAAGCGGGACGCAACGAAGCTCAGTTGATTGAAGCCGCCCCCAGCGACGCCCTCGATGCCGACGATCGAACCATCCGATCGCGCAGAGAACAGGAACTTCGACGTTTTGGCGCTTGTGTCGACTTCCTTGAGGAAGGCCACGAACTGCTGCACGCCGTCGACGTTCGCGCCGATCGCCTCGACGGCGACGCGGACGGGACGGCCATCGGGCATATAGATGACATCGTCGCTTTCGCCGCGCCAAGTCGCGCTGCGCATGGTCTCGGCCGCGATGGTGTCGACCGCCGACCGGAGGTCACTGACGACCTGCGTCGCCGGGATACCGGTAAATTCGGCCCATGCAGCGGGCAGATGGTCCTTGGTGACGTCCGCATAGTCCTCCGGCTTGCCCTCGCCGGTGATCGTAGGCCAGTCCGCAGTCATGGCCGCTTCGTCGATCGCGAGGATCAGCGGGTTATTGCGGCTATCATAGACGATCGGCTCGGCCGGCCGGACGGGCGCGGCGTCATCTGCATCCCATGCGTAGATTGCGGCATTCTCCACGGTCAGCGTCATGTTGCAGACGCCGCCCTGACCAAGCTCCTGATCCTTGATCCGGAACAGCGCGCGATCGAAGCCCAGCGCCGCAAACGTGAACGGTACGACGTCACCAACGCCGTACTTCCACGCACGGATGTCGAACGGCGCGGAGAACTCGCGCGGATACTGCTTGCGCTGCAAAACCTGCTTGGCGATCCGCTGCGCCTGACTCGGGCTTTCCACCACGCCCAAATCGAGCGGGAAGATGCGGTCCTGCCCGTCGAGGCTGGGCAGGCGGATCTCGGGATAGTCGATCAGCTGATAGAGCGAGTTCGTCGTCGCATCGACATACTTGCCCCGCACGACGTTCGGCGTGGCTTCCAGCGCTGCATCCGGATCCCAGGTAAAGGCGCCGACGACGTCGTCATCGTTAAGCCCCTCCTCGGTCGCGGCTGCGGCAAGATCATTGTGCGCGATGACCAGCGACAGCTTGCCCCCGGTATCCCGGAAACGGGCGCAGCAGGCGGTGCACAGCATGTCGAGCACCGTCTTGGGATCATCACCCTCGGAAACGACGCCAGCGCCGTGGTAGCGGGGCTCCTGACCGCCGGCCGACCGGTTGACCAGTTCGTCGGCCAGATTGGCGGCAATGGCGATCGACGTCAGGTTGATCCGCCGCGGCGGGACGCCCGAACCAGTCGCGAGCTTCAGCGCGCCCGTGCTCGGGTTACGGATACGCCACCCGAGCACGACCCGCAGGATCTGCAACGGCAGGTTTTCGCCGATCGTCACGCCATCGTCGGTCGTGAACCGCCACGTCGACTGATCATCGGCACGCATCGAGCCGTTGCCACCGGGCACGGTGCTGTCACGGCGCGGATCGTACAGCTTGGCGCCGCGGCCGATCACGGTGATGCGGCTGGGCAGGCCGGAGACGAACGGGCTTTCCGCTTTCTTGCTGTTGCCAGTCAGTTTGAAACGCCAGTGCGAATAGGCGCAGCCCGTCAGGCGCGCGTTCTGGTTCCACTTGCCCGACGGCAGCACGAACGCGTTCGCCGGGCTGCCCTCCAGGACGATATGCGGGACCGAGAAATAGCCGACATATTTGCCGACGACGCCGGTCGTGCGCGACCATGCCATCGTCGTCTCGAACCAGATCTCGTCGATCGCCTCGCACGCATGGCTCGCATGCAGGACGATCCAGTCGCAATATTCCTGATCCTTGCCCGACCATTCCTCATACCGCACCTCGACCGGCATGGCGGTTTGACCCAGCACGGTATGCCGGAAGGCGCCCGGGTTGACCGAGGCGGTGAGGCGGTCGGTCTGCGATGCCACCACCTTCGGCGTTTTCTGCAAGAGGCTGGCGGCAACCGTCAGGCCGCCAGAGACGAGGAACAGCGTGCCGGTCGAAATGCCCGCGATCGTCAGCGAACCGGCGAGACCGCCAAGGGCTACGGCGCCGACACCGGTCGCGACGAGGGCAACGGCGCCGACGACGAGCGCCGCTGTTTTGAGGGCCTTTGCCATCCGTCAGACGCCGTACTGGACGCGCCACGCGCGTGGGGCAGCCCACGTAGCGCGATCGATGCGGATCAGGCCCTCGCGGTCACCCTCGCGGCCGACGGCGATCAGGAAGGCGCCGAAACACACCCCGAGCAGGCCCGACGACATGACGATGTCGCCACGCTGGGCAAGGCTCGCGTCGACCGCTTCGAACTTCGCATCGAGCGTCGCCGCCAGATCACCGCGGCCGACGCTGCGCAATGCACGCACGGATCCACGCGCGGTCGAATAGCGGCCGCGGAATTCGGGCATGGGATCAATCCCCGTCATTGCCTCGACGGCGCCGGCCGCGAAGGTGCAACAGTCGTGCCGCCCCCAGGCGAAGGCACGCAGCCGCAAGGGATCGAGATACGCGGCGAGCCGCGTCTCCCAGTCGGGTTTCCGATACATGATTGCTCCGTCAGCTGCGCTTGGAGGCGCCGTTGGCAATGGCGATGGCGAGCGCGGCCGACTGGTCGCCCGGATCGTAGCTTTGCTGGTCGAGATAGGTGCGGTTCGAGGCCTGCCCAAAGAAGGCGAGGTAGGACTCGACGGACATGTTGATGACCTGCCCGGTCCGGTCGCCGTTGATCTTCGGCACCGACATATACCCGGTGTAGAAACTCCAGATCGCGCCGATCCGCGTCATGTCGTGCGGATCGAGCATCGCCCGCCACAACCGGCAATCGCGGCCCGCCCAGTTCGATCTGTCGCCGATCTGGGTCATCAATTCGTCGTCGACGCCGGCGAGACCGGACAACTGCAACGTCAGCGTATCGGTGCCGCCCTCGCGCGCCTTCACCGGCCCGACAGAGACAACACGCGGATCGACGGCATCGAACGTGAAACCGTCGAGATCCTCGTCGCCGGTACCGGCGAACGTGAAGCTGTAGGGCGCGTTCGTGACGCGGATCGGCTCGCCCTTAAGATCGAGGAAAGCGAACGTCACCGGCCGGCGGACGGAAGCAGCGAGCGCCGCTTGCGCCGCGCTGTCGGGGCGGCTGTCCATCAGAAGGCCTCCTCGCACTTGAACGTTACGGCGTAGTTCTGACCGATGCCGACTTTCCAGCCGTTGCGTGGATCCGTCATCACCATGACGGCGTAGGGCCGGGTGACCTCGACCGCAGCGTTGTTCGCAGGCGAGAACCGAAGATACGGTTTGAACGTCAGGACCGCGGTGCCGCTGCCGTCCGCGACGACATCGGCCTGAAGCATCAGCAGCTGATCGTTCACGGTGAAGAACTGGCCGCGGCGAAGCTTCCGCCCGACTGCGCCCCAGCCTTGCGTGACGAGCTGATGCGCGTATTGCCCGGCGCCCTTCACCGTGACCGCGACACCCGTGATCTGGGGACGTTCGCAGGCGATCACGCGGAAGCTGTTGGCGATGCCATCGCAGTCGACCACGAACGCCCGCCAGTCATAGACGCGCGCCTCGCCGATGATGGGCGGCAGGGTGACCTCGGCGTACCAGCGCGGCGCCTGCGCCAGCAACGTGGCGCGGCGCCGGCCGGTGAACTCGCCGCGATTCGCTTGGCCGGGCTGATCGATGTCCCATGCGATATTTGCCGCCACCGGGGCGGCAGGCATGCTGATCAGCATCAGATGGGCGCTCCAGGCAGATCGGGACGGTTGAGGCGGCGGATCGTGCGATTTTCCGATCCGGCCATGATCGGCTCCGCTGCCGCACTGACGGTGCGGAAAGAGACGTTCTCCATCCGCGCGTCGAATTCGGCCGTGGGGCTGATCCTGATGTTCCCGTCGACGAGCAGCATGTCCCGCCGACGATTGCTGCCGTTGACCGCGTCGGGCAGGCGAGGGGACCGCAGGCTGGGCAGGTTCGGCCCGCTAAGCGAGCCGCCCGTGGCATATCCCGGCAAACGACCGGAATTGATCGCGTGCAACAGCGGCAGGTTCCGCTTGGTCGCGGCCGCGTTGACGATGAACTCGTCGGTCGACACGCGGATAGGACCGCGCTCATTGCCGAGGATGGCAAGGATGCTGTCCGACGTGCCGGTGCCCGGCCCCTGAATGAGGCCTCCGGGAGAACCGCCCTCGGCAAAGCCGGGTGCGTCACCGATCTGCCCGCCCCCGGCGAAGCCGAAGCCCCCGCCGATCGCCGCGACGATCGCCTTTTGCACCGCGAGGCGGGCGAGATCGGCCACGATACTGCCGACGACCTCGCCTGCGACACCCTTCAGATGCAGCAGGTTCGTGACCGCACTGGCGGTTGCCCGCGAACCGGCATCCTCCAGCGCGTCGAAACCACGCACCGCGGCATCCTCGACGCCGCGGCCCATGTCGTCGGTCGCCGAACGAAGCCGCTGCTGATACTGATCGAGCGGCCCGGCGTTGGCGCGATCGGCCTGCTTCTGCTCGCCGTTCTCGATCGTCGGCAGACGCTTCAGATCGTCGATCGCGGACTGCACCTGCACCGGATCCTGCGAGGTATCGCGCAGCCGTTCCAATGCCCTGCGCCGGATGGCCTGCTCGGTTTCGAGGATCTGCTGCGATACGGTCCGCCGCTCGCTTTCGGTCGTCGCCAAGCCTTCGGTGATGCGCAGCAGCGTCAGTTTGCCTTGAAGATCGGCCTGCTCGGCATCGTAGCGCTGCTCGATCGCGCGGGTTGCCCGCTCGGTCAGCAAATTGGCCAGGCGCTGCGTCTCGGTCGCATTGTTGAGTGCGGTCAGATGCTCCGCCTGCGCGGCGTTGATCTTGCCGGCACTTAGATCGTTGGCGATGACGCGGCGATTGGCGGTTGCCTCGGCTGCGATGTCCTCGGCGAGCAGGTTTTCGCGCTGCTGCTCGGTCGCGGCCGTTTTCCGGGTTGCCTCGATCAGCTTGCGCCGTGCCTGCCGTTCGTCGTTCGTATAGGCGCTGTCGTCGGTCAGCACCTTCTGGCGCGCGCTTTCCTGCTGCCGGGCGACTTGCGTACCCGATGGCCCGGCCTTGCCGAACGCGACGTGGAACACACGCTGCGCGGGTTCGTCGAGGATCTGGCGGAGCGACACGCCCTGCTTGCGGAACGCCTCGCGCAGGCTGGCGATGCTGATACCCGGACCATAAGCGACATCGACCGCCTGACCGCGCTCGTGCGCACTGGTACCGGGTTTTGCGACCGGACCATCATGCCGGCCAGCAAGCTTGTCGGCATAGATCCGTTCCTGATCGGCACGGCTGCGCACGCCGCTGGTCACGCGCCCGCCGATCGACGCGACGATCGTGCGCGCTTCGTCGACGTTGATGGTGCGACCCAGTTGGTTGTTGTTCGGGGTACGCCTCGATGCGCTCTCACGCGCCTGCGCCGCATCAACCGCCGTTTTCTTCTCTGCCTCCAGCTGCTGAAGCCGCAGCTTGGACTCTGCGCCGACCTGCCGACCGTGGCGGGCTTCCTCGCGCTGTAGATCCTTCAGCGCCTTGATCCGGTCATCGTAGAGCTTGTTGACGCGGCGAACCGGATCGATCGAGATCGCCGCCTGTTCGGCCGCAAGATCCACGCGGGTGACGTTCAACTGGCGTTCGGCCTCGGTCACGGCCTTGTCCGCAGCGACGCTCTGCCGGCGCAACTCGACGACACGCGCGGCCTCTGCCGCCTGCTGGATCGATACCGAAGATGTGCCGCCCGTCGTGATGCTGAAGCCGTCGCGCGCGGCGATGGCGTCCGCGAGGCGCGCGGCGGTCGTTTGCCTGATCGCCAGCGCCTCGTCGCGCTTCGCGCGTGCGGCGATGTTCGCGCGTTCGGCCGACGAGCGTTCGTTCGCCGCGGTATCGCGCAGCGCCTTGTCGGACTCTTTCAGCGCGGCAGTCAGGCCGTCCACCGATTCGGCGAAACGCTTCTTCGCGCGCGCCGTGATCTCGCTCTCCGCGGCGTCCTCTTTCAGCTTCTCGACCGCCTTGTCAGTCGCATCGCCAAATTCGAACATGCCCTTGGTGAGCGGCCCGAGCACAAGCAGCGCGGCCGTGAGGGCGAGGCCATAAGGCCCGATCATGAAGCGGGCGAAGCTGCCCGCCTTGCCTTCGATGTTGGCGAACTGACCGGCCAGCTGCCCGCCCTGGATGGCAACGACCGACAGGACGTTGGCACCCATGCTCAACTGGGTGAAGGTGTCCTGCACCTGATAGGACGCGCCTTGCATGGCCGACCGCAGCGCACCCGCGCTGTTCGATGCGCCGCGCTGACGGGTGGCGAGCAGTTGCGCCCCGGCGCCCGCCTGGTTCAACTCGATTTCAACGCGCTCGAGCGCGCCGGCCTCGCGCGCCAGTTCGGTCGCGTGATGATCGGCTTCGAGCGCCGCAGCACGCGCGGCCTGCACGTAAAGCCGCGTCCGCTCGGTCAGTTCGCCTTGGCCGACCGACGCACGCTCCGCGGCCTCCGCGACGAGCCGGGTCGCGAGTGCCTGCCGCTGCGCATTGTCCGCGGCTGCACGGGCATCGGCCGCACCGATGTTGACGCTGCCGCGAACCGTCGGCGCCTCGATCGCCTTTGCGGCCAGCTTCTGGATGTCGTTGAAGCTTTCCTCGAACGCACGCTGCGCGCGGTTCGCCGACTCCTCCGCCAGCTTCGCAAACGGTCCGAACCGCTTGCCCATGTCATTGACCGAACGGTCGACATTGTCCGCCATCTTGGCGGCGCGCTGTTCGAATTTGGCAAGCGGCTGTTCGCCCTCGGCGAGGTGACGCCGCAACAGTTCGGTCGCAGCGTCCACCTGAAGGAGGAGCCGTTCGGTATTGTCCGCCATGGCTACCCTTCTTCGTCGGGCACGCGGTTCATCCGCTCGTACCCATTCATTGCGTCCCAGAACTCGGGCGGGGTCGCCGCCCAGAATTCACGCGGCCGCCACCCGAGGGCAGCGGACGCGGCGCCCATCAGCCGCCGGCGGGGGCTTCGTCGGTCGTCGTCGTCGTCGCCAGCGGCTTCAGGTTTCCCTCGGTGTCGTACCCGCCGTTGACCGCGATCGCGAGGACGCCCCCGACCGTCTTCATGGCTTCGAGCAACCCGCCGTCGCTCGCCATGATCAGCTTGGTCACACGCGGGGCATTCGAGCGAGCGGCACCGTCGTTCTCGGTCTCGCGGCCGAATGCGCGGATAAGTTCGCATGCGATCTGCCCCGTTTCCGCCATCGAGAGTTCCTTGCGGATCGCGGCGCCGGCAAGATCGACGAGGCCACGCGCCAGCGTCTTCTCGATGGCGTCGAGCGCCTCGAACGACGGTCGCAGCCCCATCACCGTACCGTCGAGCACAAGCGATGCTTCGCCCCGGTCGCTGACCGGGGCACGGTTGCCGTCACTCACTCGGTTTCGCCGCCCGCGGGAGCGGCGTCGTCGACGGGTGCCGCGTACAGCTGCCGGATGGCATCGATCGCGGCAGGATCGGCTGCGATGGCGCGTGGCAATTCCGGCCCCGGCAACACGCCGTCTTCCAGGAAGGGCCGCAGCGCGCGTGCGGCCCGATCGGGGCCGGCGCTCAACAGCAACTCGATCTCCTTCTCACCGCAGCCGGTCGCGGCGATGAGTTGCTTGTCGAGATCGGTCGGGCGGCTGGTCTTGCGGTTCTTGCCCGCCAGTTTGATCGTCATCGGTGTTTCCTCGGGTTGAAAGGCGACAGGGGAGGGCGGTCAGGCGCCGATCAGGTTAGCGCGTCGACCGTGGGGGCTTCGGCGAGCGTCAGGGTGACACCGACGGTCACGCTCGTGCCCTGATTGAAGCTCGTGTCGTCGAGGCCGGTGTACATGACCGCTTCGAACACGACGTCGCCCGTCGCGAACGGCTTCTTGCGGATCTGGTACATCTCGGTGCCGTTGGCTTTGTCGAGCGTCTCCATCCGGGTGTAGCCGGTCGGATCGGGCAGCGACGGGATCATGTCCTGCTTGAGCGTCAGCGTCCGGAGGCCCGGCTGCTGCGTGTCATAGCCCTCGGTGTCCTTCGTCGCGTTCGACGAGAAGTTCTTGCCGCCATTGCGGGTCAGGTTGCCCTGCCCGGCCGGCTGACTGAACGTGGTGCCATCGGCTGCGCGAACGAACAGTCGATAATCATTGCCGAGTTTCTTCGCCATGCGTCTTCTCCCATATGAAAAGCCGCGCTGGCGAGAGCGCGGCGGGCTGTTGGAAAGCTGTGAGCGCTCAGTCTGCGAGCGCGAGAAACGTGAAGGACGACAGGCCTGAATACGTGCTGCCGTCATCGGCGAGCACCGCCTCGTCGTCGTCGAACGAACCCGACAGCGTCCAGCCATCGGCCTCGAAGGTGACGCCATCGAGTGCCCCCTCGATCTCGTCCATCAGCGCGAGCAACGGCGCGCGCTCCTGCGCCTCGATCAGCGTGACGATCGCGACGGTCACCGAACGATCCGGCGATGCCGCCTTGCCGGCGAGACGCGCACTGCGCATGTCACCGATGACGACGATCGGCAGCGGGGCATTGTCCGGTGCATCCTGATACACCGTCGCGTTGCTGACGGCTTCGGCCAGGGCGCGAAAGACCGCCGCCTCGACCACGGATTTTGCATCACTCATCGCCACCACCTGCTGCGTTTGCCAGCGCGCGACCGAAGATCCCGCGCAGGTTCTGATTGAGCGTGCGGCGCAGTTCCGGGAAACGGCCCGTCACGAACCGCTTCCCCTCGCTGCCGCGCACCTTCATCCGGTACCGTTTGGTCAGTTTCGAGCTGGCCCGGCGCAAGCGACGCTGCACGAGCACGACCTGCGCCTTGCGCCCAAGATCCTGAATACGCCCGTAGAATAGCGGATCGGCGCCGCGGCGCGTCTGAAGCAGACCGACCTGAAGGCGCAGCGTCCGCGGAAACACTTTGTACGACTCGCCAGCGACGAGCCGCCCCGACTTGCGCGGCGTGCGTGCCGCCATCACCGCGGCGATCTGCCGGCCGGTGACGTTCAGTTCGACTATGATCTCGCCGCGGACCGTATCAGGCAGCTTCTTCAGCAGTCGCCGCGTGCGGATCAGGCCGCGGATGTTCGGACGGCGTGCCATCAGATTTTCTTCGCCTCGACGGTCATCACCAACCCGTCGCGTTCCTCATTCGGCGCGAGGCTCCGGATGTTGCCGACGACCTTGCCGATCAGCGCATCGGTCCATGTAATGCGCATCTCAGTCGTCAGGCCGGGGCGGGCGCGAACGGTGACGCGCCAAAGCTGGGTCGAACGCTCGACGAGGTTTGCCAACGCCTCGCCGCCACGCAGTGCGATGCACTCCGCCCACACGGTTCTGACCGGCTTCCATGCGTCCTGACCGGTCGCCTGCGTCCGGCCTCCGCGGCCGTTGTCGATCAGGTTGGCCTGTTCGAACGTTACGCGCGTGCGCAGCAAGCCTTCGTCGAGCCCTGCCATCAGCGATAGACCCGGAAGGACGAAAGCAGCATTTCAGCAGCCGCGAACGATGCCTCGCCGGAACCACGGTTCCGGTAAAGCTCGGATGTCATCATAAGGATCGCGGTGCGGATCGGCGCCGGAACGTCCTCATAGCCGGCGCGGTACCGGATGCGCAGACCCTCCGCTGCGGCAGCGGTCAGCGTGGTCGATCGGTACCGGAAGCCGACGGAGATGCCATCGAGCGAATAAGCAGCAGGGTCCATCGCTTCCCATGCCGCGCCCGCCTGTGTTTCGACCTGCACGAGATCGACGATCGGACGGTAGGGAAGCGGGACGACAGCGCAGCGAAGAGGCGTTGGCAGATAGGCTTCCAGCGTCTGCATGCCGATAGCCCTGCCCAGCCACCCATCAGGGCCGTCGAGCAGCCCCGTGGCCGCTGCGATCAGGCCTTGGACATAAGCCTTTTGCGTATCGTCGCCGTCGAGCTTCAAATGCTGATCAGCCATCTCCCAGGTCACGACCGGGGCAGGGGCCTCGACGACGACGACACGCATGATCAGGCCTTCGTCTTCGGGGCGGGAGCCTGCTTATTCTCGGGTGCTGGCGCCTGCTTGTTGTCCGGCGCCGTCGCCTGTTTCTCGCCGCTGCCCGGAGGGGCGGAGGTATCGACAGGCGGCGAAGCAAGCACCCGATCGCGCTCATCGGTCAGCGTCACGATCGTATCCTCATGCTTCTTGATCAGCCCGGCTGCGTCGCCAAGCTCCGCCTTCAGGCGGTCGATCTCGCTGTGCGCGGTCTTCAGCAGGTCGACGAATTCATCGACACGCAGCTGCGCGGCATCCAGCTTGTCGGTCAGCACAACGATCGTGTCGGTGTGCTCGGTGACCTTGTCGCGAAGCGACTGGAGATCCGCCACGTCGACGACGATCGTGCGGGCAGGGTGCTCATCGGCCTCGGCCTCGAAGCGGGGTTTCCAGTCCTTGATCTCGGCCGTGGTGGCCTCACGCACGAGACCGATCTTCTCCAGTTCCTCGAAACGCTGATTGGTCAGGTCGGGGATGACAGCACCCTCGTCCTTACGACCACGGTCGCCGACATGGGCGACCAGCACGAATGCAGTTTTCATTTCACGATTCTCCCGAAGGAGGGAGGCGCGACGGCGCCCCCCTCGTCAGATCACAGCAGGGTGCCGCGAACCATTGCTGCCGCGCGCTTCACCGCCATCGCGAGGCGCTTTTCCGCGCGGATGGTCAGCATGTTGCGGATGAAGTTGTCGCGGTCCTGATCCGAGATCCGGACCTCGGTCTCCATGCGGTCGAAGATCTGGGCGGCGAGCTTGAAGGCGCCGACGAGGAAGTTTGCCGCGCCGATGCCCTTCGTCGGCACGACTGGACGGCCCCAGAGCGTCGGACCGGCGATGCCCTGCGGATTCGCGAAGATATATCCACCGGCCGCGTCCTTGGTCAGTTCGATCCCCGTCCATGCGGCCGGGTGCAGCACGATGCCGTCCGGATCATAGTCGGCCAGTTCGACCTGCAGGATTGCAAGGCGAAGCTGATCGATGCGGGTCGCGCCGGAGATCGTGATCGGCGCTGCATAGGGCGTTGCCTGCGGATAGAGCCCGTAGACGTTCTGGCCCTGACCATCGCCGAGCAGCAGCTGCAGATCCTCGGCGTCGTCGAGGCCGTAGCGCAGATCGCCATCGATCAGGCTCTCCAGCTGCGGGATGTCGTCCATCGCCTGACGCGATGCCGGCACCCAGTGCGCGATGGTGCGAACCGGCGCATTGGCGACCTCCCAGGCATAGTTCGACTCGGGCTTCAGCGCCCCTTCGGCTACCGGTGCGGCGTTGTTCGTCCGCGCGATCTGGCGGGCATACTCGATCGAGTTGCTCGTCGTGCGGCCGGGCGTCAGCAGATCGCGGATCCGCAGCTTGCGCTGGGGAATGCCGACGATGCCGGCCTGACGATCGGGCACGATCAGGGCAGCGCCCGAGCCAGTCGTGCTGGTCACGGCCTTGACCGACAGGGTGACGGTGCCCGAGGCACCATTGTCGGCAAACGCCTTCAGTTCGGGGCTTTCGCCGACCTGCTGACCGATCGACTTGTACCCGTGCTCGTCGTCGTTCGGGCGGCGCGCATCGAACTTCTGCGCCAGTTCGGTGACCTCGGCACGGATACCAGCGAGATCGACCAGCGCCTTGTCGGCCTTTTCCTTCGTCTCGGTCGAGATCTTCTCGCCGGCTTCGCTCTTGGTTTTGAACTCGGTCGCGAAACCCTTCACCTCTTCGAGCGCGCTGGCGAGACGCTGATCGAGTGTTGCGCTCGTGCCGTTGCCGTCCTTCTTGCCAAACTCGCGGGCGAGCGGGATCGAAGCCGCGGTCATGGCCGCAGCGGAAGTCATCATGTTCATGCGGTGATCCTAGTTAGGCGGACTTCAGGGAGAAGCCGGCCAGGGTGTCCGTCAGAGCCTTGAGCCCCGGTTGTTCGTCTGGTTCGCGATCGGACTCCCTCCGCCGCAATTCGGTAAGGCCGTGGGCGACGACGCCTGCGGCCCGAGTTTTGGAGAACCCTAACTCCCTCAGGGCCTTCTCCATTTCGCGCTCGGTCGGCAGTTCGCCGTGGGCGAGCTTGAACTTGACGGCTTCGACGCGCGCGTCGTCGTTCGCCGGGAACGTCACGAGGCTGATCTCAACGAGATCGAGCTTGGTCAGCGTCCGGATGCCGGTTTTCTCGTCGTAGCTGCTCTCACGCACCCAGTAGCCGATGCTCAACCCGGTCACGATCTTGCGCTTGACCAGCGCGTGCGCTTCGCGAGCCTGCGCGACGTCAGCAATCAGCAGTTCGGCCTTGCCGGCGAGGCCCTTCTCATCCTCGCGCAGATTGCTCCACGCGCCGATCGGCTCGCCTGCGCGATGCTGCCACAGCACCGGGACCGGACGCCCCTTGGCCTCCAGTTCCTTGAGGCTGTCCGTGAACGCGCCCGGTGCGACGATCTCGCCGTAGCTATCGACGACGCCCCAGACCGAGCCGTAACCGTCGAACGTGCCGTCATCACCGATGGCCTTCGTGGTCAGATCGAAGTCGCGGACCTTCAACGCTCCGCTATGTTTGCGCCCGAAGGCACCGCCCGTGAGCATTGTCATTCCTCCAGTCGGGGGCCACCATGGCCCAGCATCGAATTGACCTTCGCCGCGATCAGCGACTCAAGATCG